TTGGTACGAAGAAGAATCTTCTCATCTAAGTTTAAAGACTCGTCTGCATCCAACTCAAAGAAGTTTTCAAACGAAGTCTCAATCAGTTTGATCGTGTGCCCTAAATCAGTTGCCAACCAATGCGAGATCAATTGCTCCGTGTTGTTGTACGTTGCATTGCCCATTGAGTTAACAAGCGCGAGAGGCACGCCAAACACGCTCGTGATGGCTTCCACAGTCATTTGGTACGCCTGAATCATCTGCGCATCTTGGCTAGACATTGAAATTTGCTGCCACTTCAATCCACTTGCCAATATTGGGGTTTTCCCTGACGAGAAACCCTGCGATTGTTGATCCCAAGCCTCGCGCAAGCGCGTAATCTGCTCTTTGGTTAAGTCTTTGTCAGTGCTAATCACGCCGGATGGTCTGCCTTGATTCGTAAAGAAACTTGCAGAGCCGGAAGTAATCGCATTATTTGTTGTTACGGGTGCGAACACTGACTCAATAGGAGATACGCCACGCAAAGGATCATTAGGCGTGGCTAACTTAATATGCAACATGTCCCGCGAAGGGACGAAATAAGTTGGGTCAAAATTCTCATAAGTAAATCTTGTGTCACTTAATGAGTAAACCACACCGCCGTCTTCAGGAAGTCGATAGGCGTGAACCATTTCAGGTCGCAACAGCCACATCTCAGCTATTTCGGTGCGATTATTTCTACGAGCAACGGCGTAGGCATTGCCATTATAAAAAAGGCTGCGCACCATATTTGACAAGAACTCAACTTGGTTCATCATCGGATTCGGTCTGCGCAAAGCCCGTAAAGGTGCGCTATTCTTGACGGGAACTCGTGTACCGTCTTCTTTTGTTCTGTAATGCTCAATAGGCATTGAGCTAATTGAGGCGGCATATCTGCGCACACATGCCTCCACTACGGCATTATTTCCGCCGTGTAGAGGCTTGCGACCATCTTGCCACCACTCTTGACCCCAAGACTGATTCAATACGCCCACATCCATCGTATTGACGAGTGACTTGCGTTTGAACAGGTCTAGAAATTTCATTGTGGTGTCACTTCTTCTGCAGGAATAGTCTCAACAGGCGCTTCAGGCACCACAGGAGCGGGAATTACTTCCGCCACTTGCTTTCCCTTGCTGATTGGATAAGGGATATCCCAAACTTGCTTGTTGGTGATATCAACGTAACCCTTGCCGAGCATCTTGGTGCGTGAAACTTCAGTGCCGGCAATGTGAAACACGCCTTCATTTCGATTCTTGAATTGCCACATCAAATAACTAGGCATTTTGATTCTCCATAGAAGAGCGGGAGGTTTCCCTCCCGCATCTTACTTCACTTGATTACCAAGCCACGCCGGTGATGCCGGTGACGAAGCCGTCACGGCGCATCAGCCAAGACAGAGGCATAGTCATGCGCACTGCGATCAACTCTTGTTGGAACAAGGAAACCACTTTGCCGGTAGTCACGGCGTTGAAGTTGTTCTTGTCCAACACGCTTGGATCGGGTGCAACATCATCAGCTTGCACGAGAGATGCTGTGTCAGACACGGCGAACTCAGGTGTATCAAATGCCGATGCAAAGCTGCTTGCATCCATTGCGATCACAGTACCGGCGGGGATGTTGTTCGAGACAATGACTTTGTAGCCATTCAAACGACCCGAAGCCAATTGGTCACGGAACACATAGGTGCCGACAGCGGTAGTCACAAATGACAAACCGAGTTCTTGCAGCGGATTCATCAACATAACGATTGATGCGCTATTGCCGTTCTTTTCAATGATTGGAGTAACCAATGCTTTGATATCAGCAAGAACGTCAGCGGCGGTAGAACCTACCGATGTGCCTAAAGCCACGCCATTCAGCAAGCCGGCGGGCGATTTGTTAGGAACGGCGGGGTTTGCGCTGATCAAAGCTGCATCAATTGCCCATGCTGTGTCTGCAACGATTTGGCTTGTGATCAAACCTTGGATCGAAGGAACAGAAACACGGCTCAACTCTTTCGAGAAGTGGCTGATAACGCCCATTTTGTAGCGATTCAAAATCTTGCTTGCGTAGCTTGTACGCTTAACAGGGATCAGATTGCCTTCGCCAACGAAAGAACCTGCGAGGTCACCCATTGCACCGGCTTGCGATGGCAAGCTGATTGATTGATTGCCGCCGAACTGAATGGCTGTGCCGCTTGCTGCGAGTTGAGCGTAAAAGCTCGTTGGGCGCAGTGCATCCATGAAATCAGCATACCCTTGGCGGGTCAACTCAGCAGCCCAACCTGCGGCTTGAGTAGTCGCGGGAGCGGTCTCAGCCTTAACAACGGCTTGCAATTCACGGTCAGCTTCAAAGTGTGCAGCGACCACGGACTCAAGCGACTTGCCTTGAACGTGCGAAACGAAAGCGGCGGTTGCCATCTTAGCGAAGAGCATGTCCTCACCCTTGCGGCTCTTAACTGTGCCGAGGTGTTGAGCTTTAACAACAGCGGGTGATGCAACGCCTTGAGCGAGTGATTGCTCAGCGTCTTTGTAAGCCTGAAGTGACTTTTCTTTCTGCTCAATCAGTGCCTTGGCAGACGAGATTTCGCTTGCTTCGACTTCCGTAAGATCACGGCTGTCGGTCTCGGCGGCTTTCACCAGACCTGTGATGACGTCTTTGGCGGCAACGATTTCGCCTTCAATTGCTTTGATTTTTAATGCTAATGTCATTTTGAACTCCATGAGTTGATAATTTGACGGGCTGAATCTAGCCGTGGTGTTTCGACCTCATCGAGCTTGAGTTGGTCAATTGATTCGCTATAAGAAGACCCGAACTGAGCCGCTAGAAAATCAAATCTTTTAACTGAGGTAATTGACGCCTCAGCATTGCAAGGGATAGTGACCGCTGATAGCTCAAGCCACTTCCACTTAATGAATCTTAATCCGCCGGTGCCCTTGATGGGTTCCGCTTTGGTGGCACGAAAGCCAATGGATAGCCCGCGCACGAGACCGGATTTAATCTGCCCCCAAGCCTTCTCAACGTAATCAAGTCCTGAGCCTTTAGCAATTTCTGCCTCAATCTCAATACCTTGATCAGTCACACGCGCTGAACGCACCATCCCGATAGGGCTAGAGTGGTCATGCTGTGAAAGAAGTGGGATTGGCAAGGTAAATTGTGCGCCTTTTGGCTCCACAATATCACCCGCATGGTCTGTGCTAGGGGTGGATGCTACACCTTTGATGATTCTCGCTGAATCGTCAATGCTCTTAATTTCAAGGGTAGACCAAATTTTGGTTTGCATTGCGCAAAACTCCATATTGCCGATGGCAAACGAAATTATAGACTGAACTATTGACAGATAGTAAACAATATAGAAAAACAAAACAACTCAAATTTTCGCCGGCTACGCAATCATCGTTGAAACGTCAATCTCTGCAGGATTCTCTAAAAAGGCGCCCACCGCCATCACCGCAGCCACTAGCGGGTCAATGCGCTGAGTCGTTTTGCTCTTGTCTAGCTTTCTATTATTTGCAGGGTCTCGCACTGAAACGGCATTTGCCGCAGCCATGTTCAACAATGGGTGCGATCCATGTCTCATTTTTTTCTGCAACAAATAGGTCTCGAAAGCCTCAATTCTCGGGCTGAAATCACGGAATCCCTGCCCAACTTCTTTCCACTCCGCTTCTTGAGCAAAGCCGGTTTGTTCTGCAGCGGACATTAGCTCCTTGATGCGCCAACGGTCAAACTGTATGGAATTGATCACAATGCCCAAGTCATCCAAGGCGCCTTTCAGGTATTCGCACAGCCAAACGTAGTCAAGGGTGGCTCCAGGTACTGTGATCAGTTGTCCGTTGTTTGCCCATGTGGTGTAAGGCGCCTTATCCCTTAGCTCCCTGTCCTTTAAACCCTGCTCAGGCGTAAAAACAAAAGGGAGTAGATGTGCAACACCATCCTCATCTTTGGTGCAGATCACAGCCGCCGTCAAGTCGTTACGCATGGACAAGTCTAGCCCCATGCTTACATAACTGTCATGGAAAGCGGC